ATTAATAAAGCTAGTCTTTCTAAACTCCAGATTAGAAAGACTTGCCTCAAGGCGGCGTGGGTCCTTGTCCTGCCATTTCAAAATCGCAAATGATTGGGCCAATCATATAGTAAGCTATACAACAACCTGCAGCCAGCTATAGGATAGGCCAGCTCTTAGGAGAGTCCTGCGGCTTTTTCCTGAACGCTGAAAACCAAAGAGAAGCATAAATAAATAAAGTATCATTGATCAAATCCTTTTTTTTTTGATCAATAACAATCAATGTGTGGTGTTATTATAATTCGAAAATTATAATTTTCGAATTAAACCTCCACCATTTTTACCTCCCTTTTCCATCACCATCAGGGTATGCAGTCAGTTCCAATTTTTCCCTTTTTATCTCTTAAATATTATCTATATCTTTGAACTTATAGTTGTAGTATTTAATATCTATTGCATATATTTTTTCTACTAATGCTTTGATCTTATCATCATAAAAACAGCTATATTTTTTCGGCATGATTCCAATATCATTATATTTTACATGGCCTATGAAAATATTGATACTCGCATCTTTTACTGCATGATGTACGCTTTTCTTGTCATCTATTCTAAATTTAGTACCATAATGAGTATTGATCTCATCCAGTTTTGATTGTCCAAATTCCATCTTGTAATATCTTGTCACATATGATTCCTCTCCTAGAATATATTGAGCATAACAATGCTGAATCGCATTACAGTCTTTTATTAGGTTCTGATCAATTCTCATAAGATATTCATAAAAACTAATATTCATATATTCTGGTTCATACTGATTTATACAGTAATGATGATAAGAAGACACTGCTCGCCTATATGGATTTACTATGGTCTTTAGGATAAACCAAGAAGATAGTTCCTCTTTGGGAGGAATTACACGATTCTTATTATATATATCCGCCCTGTAACAGTGTATGAAGGGGTTATAGGTTAGAGCTTCTTCCAATAATCCCATAGTTTCAAACATCATTTGACATGCTATTGAACAAGCCGCCCTAGGAGTCCACAGCAACATGACCTTCTGTTTATTATCATGAACTGATGCAAAAAACATTCCATCGATACTAATTTTCCATTTGTTAAAACTTTCCAATTTCAGATTCTGAAGTTTATTACAATCAAGATACTTGTCATCAAAACCATTTTCACATCCATGCAGCTCAAACCTTTTCTTTTCACATTTTTCCCCTTTTTGTTCGATTTCAATAACTTTTTTTTCAGGTAATGCTTCTTCAAGTTCTTTAAATTGTCGAGCTTTAATACTATTATTGGGATGGAGATTGGAGCCTGTTAACAGTTCAACAGTTTCAGTAATTATCATTCTTCTAATATTAATTGACATAATTAATGAATATTTTCCAAACCTTTTTTAAGATATCCTTTGAAACTGTAAAAAACGTTGGTAAAATTTGATATTTGTTTCGAATATCTGATCTTTCATCATTTAAGCCAATTAGTCAGCCAATTAGTCAGCCAATTAGTCGGCCAATCATGAGTGATGATGACTATCTTTTAGCGAACGATAACAAGAAGAAGAAGAAAAAAACTTCCAGAAAAGCCAAAGAACTCCTTGATATGGGTACTACTAATGACCCAGATCAAAATGCCTATGCCGAGCAGATCACGGATGATGGTTCCCGAGACCCAGTCTCCTTTTCTGAAGAAGCTCCTCAAGGTAAGACCTTCATAAAATTGGAACCACAGCAAACCTTTATAGAGGGTTTGAAAGGCTTGGATCCAAGTTTAGTCACTAATTTTAAAGGTCGTCATGGTCTTTTTAGTAGATATACCGTCTTGCCTGGTCATATGGGTCTTGGATCAAAGTATGGACAGACAAAGTTCTTTCCACCAGGCAACTATTTCTGGACTGGTATTGGTGGTAAGTGGAATGGTTCGGTCGAGTTACAAAAGACTGGTGAAGACATTAGAGTAACTAATGGTGAAGTTACACTTTTAAGTTTAACGGAAAATCAGGTTGTGATAGTCCAAATAGATAAGAATCAATATGTCATCGGTTCTGGTCGATACATTATTCGTCAGCCAGCCAGAATCGAAGGTGAACCCATCGATTTACAACATCTTAAGACCGAACATAAGACTACTATCATTACCGAAGGTGGTGAGGAAGTCGTGGAAATAGATAGCAAAAATTCAGAAAGTCGTAAGGGTCGCACCAAGTACAAAGACAAGCAAATTACTAAGGAAGTAACCTGTGGTTGGACTGAACAACAAGGCGCTATCTGTGTTATTAGACCTGAACCAGGTTTCCGCTATGTCATTCAGAATGATAACAGTTTCAAAATCGGCAGCGAATTCACCATTGCTCGTGGTTCATCCAAGTTCCTCCAATTCCTTAACTTCTTGCAGCAATCCAGAACTACTCGAACATTCGCCTTTCTCTCCAAAGATTTTCAAGACGTCCGTGTACGTGTTCAATTAACGTGGCAACTTGTTGATGGTGTTAAGTGGTTACGTAACGGTCGTGCTTATGAGGATCCTTTTGATCTTTTGGAAGAAAAGGCCGAAGCCGCCTTTCGTGACCAAATTGGTGGTCTTAACCATCTAGAAGCTCTGGCTCAGAAATCAGATGGCTTTTCGGATATGGAAGCTAAGGTATTGCCAAAATTAGAGGCTTCAGCATCAGTAGTTGGTGCTAAACTTTTAGGTATGGAAGTTCGTGAATTAAGTTTCCCATTAATCGAACAACGCGAACAGACCCTTGCAGAAAAGGAGGTTCAAGCTAAGGAAGCAATCAGAGAGCGTCAAATCGATATTGAAACAAGAAAATTGGAAGACCAAAAGGTTGCTAACCAAGAGATGGCCGAACAACAACGTAAGTTACAAGCTAACAAGGCCGAAGCTGAAGCATTATCTATTAATGATATGCGCAAATTGGCCGAAGTTGAAGCAAAGAACAAACAGAAACAAGCCGAAGTTGATGGTGATGCCAAACGTGAAATGGCTAAATTAGAAGCCAAGAAAGAGCAAGAGAAGATCCTTGCCGAGACCGCCGTTCTTAAGGCAGAAGCCGAAGCCAATGCCAAGAAACTCGCTGCTACTGCCGAAGCTTCCTCGTTCTTGGAGGTCGCACGCGCCAAGAATGCGGCACTCCTGGAAGAAGCCGAAGCAAAAGCTCAAGCTGCAAAGAAGATGGCTGAAGCCTTGAAGATGAATGATCGTTTGATCGAATTGGAGAAGGCCAAACTTGATGCACAGGTAGAGATTGAGAAGGCCAAGGCTATGGCAGCTTTTGCGACCAATCCACAGGCCTTGTTTACGGCCGAGGTTGCTCGAGATTATGGTCGAACACGTATGGGCTTCGCTCCACAGGAATTTATGCCCGCACTATCCGTAACACAACCACAAGCTTCTAATTCCCGACATGCCTCATAATAGCCTATAAAACTGTTAACTTCGACGACTAAAGTACTTCATCAAACCTTATCTTTACCTGTAAAATCCCTTTATACTTTTTATGTCTTTGCGGTCTAACTCATAGATAAGAGTTATTTAGTGATACTTATCATAGGGTTACAACAAGATCTGGTGTTGTAAAGATTTTGTCTATTTAAAAAGGGTTCGTTTTAAATAGATAAAATATTGGAGATAAGAGAAAGTATAGTGTCAGCAATCGCGACCATAAAAGCGGTTCCATTACGAAACTGCATCTATCGACTGCCCGACAGCATCACAACAATCTCTAAAGACAAAGTATTAAATGTCGAAGCTTACTTACTCATTTAACTCTTGAACGTTCTTGAAAATATTATCAACGTTTTCAATGTATTTCAACAAGTATCCTTGGATCTCACATGGCTTAAGTTTCTTATAAGTATAACCTGTATGTGGATCAATGATGGTTTCACAGAACTTATTGATCTTGTCATCCAGGAAATCATCATCTTCGCTGCCACTGGTATTACCGCTACCACTGCCATTGCTGCCGCTGTTACCGCTGCCGCTGCCATTGCTGCCATTGCTGCCATTACTAATGTTGTCTTCCTGAAATAAATCGTTATGATTATCTTTGTGATCGTTATTCTCGGCTTCTAATTTCTTATCGAGTTCTAACTTCTTTTTAATGAAAGACCGAACCATTTCCTCAATTTGTTCTCTGATACAGTACGTAAGTTCGAATTTATGATCTATGCGACCTGGTCGTAAGAAGGCCGGACCCAATCTATCAATATAGTTGGTGGTCATAACCGTTATAACACCATGTTGATTAGACATAACACCGTCTAATGCATTGAGAAGACCCGAATATGTGAGAAACTTCTTCTTTGTTGTCGTCAAGTTCGGCGCTGGACTCGAATCTGGTCTTACCTCTTCTGCATAGTCACCAACTGGTGTCTTTACATCGTCTTCTTTAACTTCGATCTTGACTTTCTCCTTATCAGCGAAAGCGGTATCAATATCTTCAAATAGTAATATTCTATTTTCCGATGAATTTCCAATCGAGTTTATCACATCTGATATGCTGTCGTCATTAATATCTTCATCATTTACATTAATTATGAAAATATCCATCTGAAATTCATATGCTAATGCCTTAACTACGGAGGTCTTACCAGTTCCTGGTGGTCCATAAAACAAAATACCTTTTTTATACGGAATTTGATAAATTTCATATAGAGTCTTAATGGTTTTAAAATTATTAATAGCATCACTAATTTCCCGTATGGTCTTTCTAGGAAGATAAATGGTATCAAAACTACGTATGTCCAATGTATAGTTTTGCCATTGGGTATTTTTAGCACTTCTCTTAAATATTTGTTTTGCTTTCTTCTTGTTTTTGTTCTTATTATTCACTGGTTCTACTTTCGAAGCAAACCAGGAATATAAGATTTCTGATAGTTTTTTCTTAGCTAAGATTGTACCAATACTTATAATAAACAAATCGGCTGTATAGTTGGCAACCTTAATCAAAAAAATGGTATTCTCGTATACGAAATAGTTTCGATAGGGGTTTGAACCATCAGTAGGATTAGCAAAAAATAAATCATGTTGCTTCTTAGTCAAAAACTTATTACTGATTTCAGTAATGTCGTTCTTGATGCCTAGACCTTGGTCATTTAGATTCAGATTACCTAGAAAGTCTTCCATTGACTGCTTACTCAGGTTGTTTAAATCACCTTTCTTCTTCATAGACATATTCAGATTTGGATTGAGCACTTGGCTTTCTTCAACATCATTTTGGGATGTTGCATATAGAGAATTGAAATCAGAAGCCTTACCTTCTCTAAATTTTATATACGTCAATCGTGAATTGTTATTATTACGTACCAGATCCCTAAATTTCTCAATTAGTTCCTCATCATTAACAAGAATGTGATAAGTATAATGCATCTGCTCCTTAAGTTTAAATCTCTTTTTCAGGAAGTCTTCCAAAATTGGTGAGTAATCCGTCTTTTCATCATAATCAACATTGAATGATATGAGTTTAATACTTATTTTAGGGCTTACATATATAGCCTCTTCTCCCTTACCATTATTATAAAAGGCCGAAGATAATTCAAACCTAATAAAATAGTCATTATGTCTAAACATCTTAGTTTCTTTGACATCTAAATCCAGATTTTCAGTCTGTTCCAACATTGAATCTTCTGATACATAGTTGAGTCTAAGCTTTTTACGTCTTTGATAATGATAATCATAGCTATATTTTGCACCATCCGATGTTTTTGGTTTTGTCAGATGCAAAAACTTATCCAGTTGGTCGTTTACATCAGATTTGACACTGTCATCGAATATAAGGCTTCTAAGTACATTAAACATCTTGTTTTCATTTTGATCAAGGACATAGTCCACCAAAACTTCTCCTTTGAGTTTCCTATCTAAGAAACGTTGGAAGAACGAAAATGCTTCGCCTAACAAATCTATTAGTAAATCTTTACAAATATTGAAAACAGTCATACAATACCCTATTAACATTGGTAATACAGTGATTAAAATAAAATTGTCCACTATGGGATAACCAGTAAGGGCCATACTTCCCATAGATGACTGAATATATGAAAGATCAAACATTATGACTTAGAATACCGAGTTAAGATCCCTTAACGAATCAACTGATATAATTCAAATTTTTATGTGTTTCGAAAATTCCATTTTCGTTCATACCTCACAGCTTTTTGTTCATACCTCACAAAAAAATCCTTAAAGAATCCAACACAAGAATTCATAAAGGCAAGGATACACCCTTATTTAAGAAGGTGATATACTCTTACTCAGAAAATTGATGATCACTTATTTTCATTCCATTAATGGAGGGAAAAAAGAGATAATGAGTGACAACCTGAGTGATCGAATATGGGGTGAAATAGGTAGATTGGACGATGAGATTGAGAAATATCAAGTAAAACTATCTATGTATAGACGTCACGTAAAGAGGTTAACAGATATCTTAAAGGATAACAATATTCCTATACCCGATCTGGAAGCTGAAGAAAAAGAGATCCGCAAAGAACAACTAACCAAGGAATTATCTAATTTTAAAGAAGATCTAGCTGACTTCCAATCTAGTCAAAAATCCTACGAAGCTTGTAAAAACAAGGATCCCCAAACATTAAATGAAGAAGAGAAATGGATATGTCAAAGATTTAGTGATGAAAAATGGATTACAAGGCATTTGTCATATGTCAACAAAAACATTAGGAAGATAGAGGACGAACTATCCAAATTGTAAGAATTATATTCAATCTATGTATGGATAAATATTGATTTTCATTCCTTACATACTTTAAGTATGCGGATTGGAGGAGAGAAGCTTGATCTCCCTGATAACATAGATCTATATCAAATCTTAGGTCTAGACAAATCTTTAAAACCTGATGCTCAAACTATCAAAAAGGCATATAACAAACTGACTTTGAAATTTCATCCAGATAGAACTGGTGGAGATCAGACTCAATTCATACTTATTAATCGAGCATATACTATTTTAAGTAATGAAGACTTACGAAAAGAATATGACAATTTCTTTATGGATCTTAAGTCATCTAATATAAAAGCTAAACATAATACTTCGACTAGTGATCCATTTACATCTTTCAAGGAAATATTTAATTCACCTAAAATTCAAGAGGAATTACGATGGATAAATGATATAATTAATAGTTCTTATCAACTATTTCAACAGATCAAAAAGACCCAAAGACAAACACATAGGTCTAATAAGTATACACCTGTTCAACCCATTGAAAATTTCGATTTTTCACAGGCAGACAATGATAGACGACCAATAACGGATGAAGATTTCGATGCCCTTTTAAATCAGCTCATGTCACAAAAGAGTAGAGATGATTCAAAACGTAAGAATTCAATTTCATCAAAAAAGCTACCTCAATCAGATACACAACAACCAAATTCAGCTAATCAAGATTCAGTTTTTCCTTATGAAATAAACGTCGTGGCATCTTTGAGACAATATCTTTTAAAAAGACACAAAAAAATTAAGGTGTTGTTGCCTAATAACGATACTAAAATCCTTACTGTAAAAATAAAATTGGGAGAACAGTGTCTGAAAGTATCAGAGACAAATGATTTATTATCTATTAAAGTAAAAATCGAACCTCTAGATACAACAAGTGGAACATGGTCTTTGCATCCTAAACAGAATAATAGAGAAAGAACGTGTCTAATTTTTAGAGCTTATGATGCTTTAAATAATCTAATTGTAAACAGCCCATTAACATATAAACTTTTATTCAAACTAACCGAAACCGAAAATTCTTCGCTAAAAATTTATTATGGTCAACATAAAACATTTGATGTAATTGTTTATTCAGATACTTTAAAAGTTCCTTTAGCGACGTTAGAAACCCCCTTAAAAGTTCCTTCTGAGTCACAGACATCTGAAGTTACGTTAGAAACTCCTTTAGAGAATTTGGAGATAATACACCTTTATGCTTTTAGATCAATAGAGGAATTATTAGATTATTAGTTTACTATTTTTTAGTTGTATTAGTTCTATCACATGTCGGCCAGCAGGCCGGTACGGACAAGTCCACGTTGTTGCTGGCGGCAAGCGGCCAAAGTGATTAAACGAAAGCCTTAGTCTTTATTAAATGAGAATCATTCTCATTTAATATGCAATCCATCGCTAAATATGCAATCCATCGCTAAATATGCAATCCATCGCTAAATATGCAATCCATCGCTAAATATGCAATCCATCGCTAAATATGCAATCCATCGCTAACTATTTTGGACTGTTGACACCTTAGAATTCGGTGAAAGCAACGGTATCACGTCTAAAGGATAACCAAAAACATAAAAAATTGATTGCAATTATCTGTTGATTTATTCTAGTTACAAGTTAGTGTCTGAGCCTCCAAGATGATTGTAATTTTATCGATTTTATTCCTACTCGTACTTACCAATCAAGTACAAGCTGATGAAACAAATTCAGTACAAGCTAGTAATAGCAAAAATATACAAAAAAATGTTCATCATAACAACCATAATCAACCCAATCATAATAATCACCCAGCCCATCATGGTAATACAAGTGTATTAAATAATGATAATCAATGTAACCTTCCTGGTGGTTGTGTGAACCCTGTTACTCCATTCCAATTTCCTGTTTTCGAAACAGTCGAACTTACTGAAGACAACCACGTAGTACTCAAGGGAGAAATTAATGAAGAAAGCATTTCAAAAGCCATCGTAGATATTTCTAATATTGCTGATAGTGATGAAATCATTCTCTTTATCTGTTCGCCTGGTGGTTCAGTTCTTGCGGGTAACAATTTCATCCAATTTATGAACTTCCTTAGACAGAAAGGTAAGACCTTCACCTGTGTTGCTGATCAGGCAGCGTCTATGGCGTTCGGTATTTTCCAAGCCTGCGATAACCGATACGTAACTCCTTCATCTATCTTAATGCAGCATCAAATGAGTGTGGGTCTACAAGATCAGTATGAAAACCTAAAGAATCGTATTACTCTCTTAGATGCTATTAACCAGCAAGCGATTGCTACTCAGGCTCATCGTATTGGGTTAACTGTCGAAGAATTTAAGAAGAAGGTGATCTCTGATTGGTGGCTGTATGGTCAAGATGGTGTTAGTCAGAATGCGGCTGATAAAGTTATTCAGGTTGGTTGTTCACAAGAGCTTCTAGAGGGAACTACGGAAGAAATAATCGAGTTCTTCGGTGCTACCTTCAAGGTAGTCTTTTCCAAATGTCCTCTAGCTCGTGCTCCACTCTCATTTACTGAAGCGAAAGGTCATGATACACGCCATGAAAGTTCTCATGTTAATTCAACCATTGATGTTCAGAAAGCCTTCTATGAATACTTGCAGACCCAGTTCCTGACTAACACAACGATTCGTCACTTCCTTTAAACACATAACGATTCGTCACTTCCTTTAAACACTAAATGGGTTTAATGTTTATTTAAAGATGTATAAAAAATGTAAGTTAAATATCTTACTTTGCTTACTTTGCTGGAGCAGCAGCAGCACCTAGTTCATTATCCAATAACCTCATAGCCACCTTATCATTTCCAAATGCTTCGAGTTTATCCATTAATGTCTGTAGTTTTCCTAGTTCTTCCTGCTGTTCTTGCATATATTTCATGGTAAGTTGATATAATAAATAATTACCACTTTTGGCTGCATATTCTGCAAGCTTACTACATTGGCTCGTAACTTCTACTTCATGATCATATGACTGGTAAATAATGTCATCTAATCCATCATATTCTTGTGGAGGCTCTACTAGTTTTGGTATTTTTGGTTTTATTCCCATATCTAACAAATAGTCTTTGGCCCATTGAGCATGTGTCATCTCTCCCTGTGAATCTGCTTCCCATTGTTTAGCAGCTCCCATGAAACCATTATCATTTAACCATACCGCCATAGCATGATAAAAACGCGCTGATTGTTCTTCTTGTTCAATGCGATAGTCAAGTAAAGCTATGAGTTCCTCATTAACAAAAGGATTAGTCCTTTGGTTCTTCTTTGTAGTTCTCTTGGAAGTTGTTCTTGAACTCATTTTCCAATATATCTAAATCATATATATTTTTATTCCTATCCTCTTATTGTAATTTTGCATATCTGAAACGAATTTATTCGCGTATCTGAAACATCAGAAAAATTAGCATTTTATCATTACCTATATCAAATAGGAAATGAATGATGGGATAGGTTTTAGGTTTGACAATACATTTGTACAAAATCTAGCAGGGCTATATCTCCCCTGGCATGCAAACTCGGTACCTAAACCAGAGTTACTAATATTGAATGAACGATTAGCTCAAGAACTCGGTCTCAATAAGACTGCATTAAAACAAGGATATGGAATCGCGATCTTAGCTGGAAATGAAGTACCGGAGAAGGCCAGTCCATGCGCCCAAGCCTATGCAGGACATCAATTCGGAACTTTTACAAAGTTAGGAGATGGGCGAGCATTGTTATTAGGCGAAATACTCGATCTTAACAATCATAGATGGGATTTACATTTGAAAGGTTCTGGTCGTACTCCCTATGCACGTCGAGGTGATGGTAAAGCAACTGTAGGACCCATGTTACGCGAATATCTAATGGGAGAAGCTATGTATAACTTGGGTATTCCCACCACTAGAATCCTATCAGTTATTGAGACTGGTGAAAAAATAAAAAGAGAATTGTTGGAAGTATTGAGCCATCCTTTCGAAGCTAGATTGGAATTTGAGAAATATGCTTATGCTGGAGATAAACCAGGGTCTTCTGGTAATGTTTGCTACAAAACTTACTGTGGTACTTAAAATTTAATTGTCAGAAGAGCCGTTATGTATTACTAGGAATACACCAAACAAAGCTAAGACGATACCAATAAACTGACTATTAGTTACTTTCTCACCGAAATAGTAAATAGCAAGAAGAAAAACAAACACTGTACTAAGAACGTTCCAATAGAAATTCATATTGCCTACTCCTTCATATCTTAGACTTAAGAGTAAGAAGATGGGAACAGTTGTGTATACCAGAATAGCAATCAAGAAACGCCAATGTTGTGTATAATTACTAAGGTAATAGCTTTTAATCATTGTTGAAGAGATCAAGTCACATATAACGAGAGCCAAGATAAACTTAGCATATCCTGGAATCTGTATCATCTATAGGTTCCTATATACTTTTTTAAGATTACTTTTCTATTTTTTCTTTGTTTTTATGACTTTTATCTTTCTTATGGTCATCTTTCTTATAATCATCTTTCTTATGGCTCTCATCTTTCTGATGCTTCTCGTCTTTCTGACTCGTTTTACGACTTTTTCCGCATGATTGAGTGGTCTTGTTACAGTCTCCATTCTTTCTGGAACCGTCTCCATTCTTTTTGGAACCATCAACCTTTGTTTTATTACAGGCTTCTTTTCCTTTATTAGTTCGAGAACCAGGTTGAACGGTACTGCATCTTGACATCTCAGTATTCTGACTATCTTGACTATCTGGATTATCTGGAGAGTTTCTAAGATTATTGGCCGATGACAGAAGGTATTTAGAGAATTCTTCTAAAACCCTGTAATTATTAAGATCGCCACAAACTGGAGTGATTTCGCCAAAGGAGATTTCATTATTAACACAATAAAAGTCGTATCTACAAAAAAGTGCATCATGTTTCTTGGCAAGTTTTTCAGCAATACTTATTAATTTAAAACGTATTTCATCCGAAGGAAGACCATCTAAAGGTGTTTTTTCTTCTATATAATCGAGAGCCTCAGGATGTTTGTATATATTTGTAATTGGTATTGGCTTCCAGTTTGCATCATATGAATTGGCATATTCGTCACGACCACGACGTCCAAAAATGCTGATTAGTTTTACTTTTTGATTTATAGTATACAATTTGTAATCTTGTGGTAAACCTCTTTCAGGATTACCGACAAATTCCTCAATAATTAGAGCAGATCCTTTTGCTTCTTCATCTCTCTTAAACATATGAATTATATATGATAGTACCTGACCTACATTCATATTGTAAGCATGGTGTCTCAGAATATCCTTATAAAAATAAGTGTTATTTATTCTCTTACGATGAAGACAAATAACACGTCTACCTTGATTTCCAAAAATCGCTTTCACTACAAAAGAATCAGTAGGTATTTGTCTTAGAATATCGCTTGTTAGCTCCCAAACAGAATATAGCTTCTTAAAGAGCTTAGGAACTAACAAATCATCTATACCTTCTACTAATTTATAGGCAGCTAACTTATCACCATCGCCGTGAGATCTAAACTTTGGATAGAGTTTTCTCCATCTCTGTTTCGAAAGAGCCATGAATTCCTTTAATTCATTATAGTACCTATGTCTCGAATGCATTTTTTTGGATATTTTTGCTTCTCTTATATATCTTTTGATATATTTTGTTTTTATTTCTGCTGCTCAGATATTGGGATCCCCGAATATGGGGGACTATTGGGATCTCCATATATGTGGAGCATGGTATGTCGGCTTTTTTCGCCCATGCGACAATCGCAGAAATGATACCGACCAGGAGCTGAACCTTATCGTAGTCATAGTCTAACGACTGCGCCACCGACGAAGTTGCAGCGGCGCTGTCGACGCCGGCAATGGATCATTTCTAAGATCCTTCGAATAACCGAAAATAAGCGAATGAATAATGATGGAGAATATGACTAAGATAGTTACCATCATATAAGCCGCTATGAATGATATAATATACTTTAACCCAGTATAGATGTACATATAAGGGAATATTAGATAGAATGATTATTAGTATGGATTTTTAGATCAATAGTCACTTTTTGATGAGCGCAACAATTCGTTGTAGATGTCACATTGAAAAGGACAAAAGACAAAAGACAAAAGACAAAAGACAAAAGACAAAAGACAAAAGACAAAAGACAAAAGACAAAAGACAAAAGACAAAAGACAAAAGACAAAAGACAAAAGACAAAA